CTCAACATCAGAGCTACCATAACCAGAACGAGTGGTCTGCGTGGCAGAAACGATAGGGACGTTTGCTTCAACAGCCAACCCTCTAAGCTCCTCAGCAATAGCTTTGATATAGCTATATGAATTGACAGTGCTGTTTCCGCGATACCTGCTGGAAGCACATATATTAAGGTAATCAATGAAAATAATATCAGGTCTAAATGACTTCTTAAGTGCAAGTTCGTTAAGAAGTGACTTAAAGTGTCCAGCATGAGCAGAAGCAGTAGGATACTCCTTGATAATCAAGGTGCCTTGAGTTTTCTTAGCAAGATTATTTACCTTGGTTTCAAACATACTCTTCGGCAGTTCAACAATATCCTGAATAGGAACATTCAGGAGGTTTGCGTCAATTCTCTCAGCAATTCGTTCTTCCGCCATTTCCATTGTAATGTACAGAACGTTCCTCCCTTGGAGCAAGACGGAGCTAGCCACATGGCACATGAATAGAGACTTCCCGACGCCTGTACCAGCAAGCGCGATGTTAAGAGTTTTGTTAGGGAGCCCACCTTTCGTGATTTTGTTAAAGTAGTCGAGATCAAATTCAATTTTTTCCTCCTTTCTGTGATAGGTTTCATATCGTGCTTCATAGTCTAGTAAGTAATCATGACCAACGTGGTTATCAAAACTGACTGAAAGTGCGTCAGAAAGGATAGACGGAATGGCATCACGGTTCTTCTGCTCATCATTGCCATCAGCAATATGAATAGACTCCATGAGTGCTAAGTAAATGGCACGGTCACGGCACCACTTCTCAGTGGTATCAAGCAACCACCCAAACTCAACAGGAACGTCTTCAAGACATTGAATAGTGCGAACGAGTTCCTTGAAGATGGACTCATTCACATCATTTCTTTTCTCAACTTCAATCAGCAGAACTTCTTGAGTTGGCATTTGATTGTATTCCTGAATAAAATTCAGGATCTCTTCAAATACAATCTTCTGGTTTACATCTTCAAAGTATTCACCTTTGATAAAAGGAACTACCTTACGGGCATACTCTTCATTAAATAAAAGGTTTCTAAGAATTAGAAACTCAACCTTCTCCATAACTAAATTCCTTCTGTGCGATTTGGTCCAACTGCTCCATCACTTCTGGAGTGAAATATGTTTCTGGATCTTTCAAGATTGCCTTAGCATAGACTTTCTTACCATCCATTTCATAGCGTCCTGCTACATTCTTCCACATTCCTCCAATTTCGCCAAGTTCCAACAAACCATAATACTTATCAAGTCCACGCTCATCATAGTAAAGACGTACAGTGACATCTTTATTCTCCTTACTCAAACGCGACTTAGCAGTCTTTGCCTTGATAAGGTTTCCAACGATTTCTGTTCCATCCTTTTCTTTTTTCTTTGAGAGATGAATGATAGTAGAGGCTGCGTACTTGAGTCCACTACCTCCTCCCATTTCCTTTGTAGGTACATAAGCGCCGATGACATCGTAGGTGTGGTTTGTAACGATCATTGGAATCTTTGCTTGACCCAACTTGAGAGTAAGCATACGGAAAGCACCTTTGATAAGTTGGGATTTGGTCATGTCCCGAACTTGCTTGTCGTTGAGTGCATCAGTAATCTCTTTCTCAGTGGAAAGCATCCCCAAAGAGTCTAGCACAAACATGCAAGGTTTGCGATCATCTTCTGGTGCTTTGAGATACATGTCTACAGCACGGAGTGCCTTGCTTCGGAACTCCTCTACTGTGACGACGTTCACAACTACTAGACGTTTGGTATCAATGCCACGGGACTCAATGAGAGACTTAGTGATGGCAGCTTCAGTATCAAAATACAAGCAATACCCATCAGGATTAGTATCAAGGAAGTTTTTAACAACAGCCAACGAAAAGAAGGTTTTTCCAGTACTAGACTCCCCAGCAATGGCAGTAATCTTATTCCCAGATACACCACCAAATATACTACCAGATACGAGTCCGTTAAAAATGTACGAACCTGTGTCCACGTAAGTTTCTGTTTCGTCGATGTCGGCGGCAAGCTTGGTAAAGTCATCCCCAATTTCTTTTACAATATCTTTCAAAAAGTCCATGTTTAAATCCTTCTAAAAAGTTCTTCTGAAGTTTCTTCGGTCATTATCTCAATGACAATAGAATATCTATATCTGTTTGGAATATGACTACAAGGAGGTTCTGCAGTATGAAGTAGATGATCTGGATGTATCACCAACTCTCCTTCTTTGACAAAGTGCCTATGAGTTTTCCCAAACTTGTTTTTAAACGATACACTGTCTCCCCTCTGTGTTTGATAGTAGTATATTCCACTGATGGTAGAACTATTTTTATGATGATGCCATCCAGTACTATAGTTCTTTGCAGAAGATCTATACATCCAGCACATCTTAGAGTTTGCTTTAGACCTTGTAAATGGTCCAAGTAACTTCCTTGACTCCTCATAAAACTTGTTATATAAGTCGTCAAAAAAAGTACCATTATACTCAAGCATTGGAAAGTTATAACTATGAAACTTTCCATTGTACTTTCGATAGTTGTGCTCTATCTGTTTGTTAACAGATAGCCTATCTCTATCACTAACTTTGATAAAGTTTGGTATGGATATAATTTTATTGTTTTTTAAAAAATTAGTATCCATCAAGAGAAGAACGAATCAAGGTTTACCGTTTTTTCCACACTCCAACCAATAGCATCAAGAATAATCTTGAGAGGTTCTAGAAATGCTTTGTCAAATTGTAGTTCGTAGTCTACATATTTGTCAAATCCAAGTTCCCTTGGAAAGTCTTGAATGAATGAAATAACATTCTCATGAGTTGGGTTTGGTTTCTTGAGATAACAAAACTTAATTTTCTCACCATTCTGAATGAGAGAATACTTATTGGTCAGTTTTGCTTCCTTAATGTAGTGGTTGAATAAGAGTGCTCCCCTTGAGTGAATAGGAGTACCCTTCGCATAAATGTTACTTGTAGATTTATACTTATCAACATCAGATACACTTCTAGGAAATGAGATCTGCTCAGGAGGAAGTTTTCGGAAGTCAGAACGACACTTTTCAATAAAGTTTTGAACTTCATCTTCTGTTCCTGTCATCAGAATCTTGAATACATCTTTCAACATTTTACGACAAGGAGCAGGAGTAGATGACTTCACTGACTCAATACCCATAACTTTGAGTTTAGGTTCAGTGTATTGAACACCTTCACTATTCCATACGTTGAGAATGTATCGCTTCTTCGCAGTCCAGATACCACGGTCAGCAATATTCTCACGCTTCATTTGCATTTTCTGCTCATACGCATTGACGTAATCCGCAAGGTTTTGATAAGAGGATTCGATGAACGGTTCCAACTTGTCCTGACAGATTTTGTCCAATATAGAAACAATCTTGCCCTTGTCGTCAGCTTTATCACCAAAAAATTTATCAACAAGAGGTCCAAAATTAATATAGATTGAATCGGTGTCAGATGCAATGACATAATCTACACCTTCTGTTTTTAACAGAGTATTTAGATAACCATTAACTCTCATCTCAATCCAACGGATAGAAACTTGACCAGAAAGAGTAATTGCCTCGGCGTTTTCTAGTTTGTAATAGCGGAAATATTGGTTACCAATAGCACCATAAGCAGAGTTAAGAGAAATCTTTTTCGCCATTTGAATGTTGTTGCATCTAGCGATCTCTTTTTCAAGTGCCTTAGTAGGCGTCTTCTCATACTCTTGCTTTGCTTTAAGCATTCGTTTCTTGAAGATAACACGGTCTCCATACATCTTCTCCATCAGTTCGGGCAGAATGCCTTTCACATCCTTTCGGAACATTGCACCATTTGCACAAACTGAGTTGTCCTTATACAACTCAAAGTTAGTCTCTTCGTTGAGAATCTTATTGACAGAAACATTAGGATGTCGGTCTTCCAACAAAGTCTCAGGTGAAATGTTGTATTGCATAATCAGGTGAGGATACAGAGAGTTCAAGTCAAAACTCACAACCCAGTCATACACACCTGGTTTTGGTTCCTTTACATAGGCACCTGCATACTTTTCATTCTTATCAGAACGAATCTTAGGTGGAATGACAATATCACGCTTTTTGAGATAGTTGTAGATGATATTGTCCCACATACGGACCTGATAGAACACATCTGCATAGTTGACCTTAGCGTCATATGCCATCGTCAATGCAAGTTCAATCAGTTTCATCTTGTCTTCCAGACGGTCAACAAGTTCCACGTCAACGATGTTGTATTCAATAAACTTCTGCCAACCATGAGTGTAGAAGTCTTTGAACGTATCAAACTCAGAGTGGTCAAGTTTCTTCTGACCCAGTTCTACCTCAGCAATGTAGTCCAGACGATAAGACTCCTGTGCCTTGTAGGTGAACTTCTTGTAGAGGTCAAGATAGTCAAGTTGAGTCAGACCACCAATATCGAATACAGTATGCTCTCGTCCCTTGATAAACAACTGTCCTTCGGTCACAAGACCCCAGTTGGAGAAACGCTTCATCAACTTCTCTCCAAGCACCCTGTTGAGGCGTTTACAGATGTATGGGATATCAAACAACTGAATGTTCCATCCCGTCACAACATCAGGAACATTCACCATCCAATAGTTGATGAAATGGCTCAGCAAATGATGCTCACTAGGACAATGATGATAAGTTACATTCTTCTGTTTGTTGATGAATGGTTTGACTCCCCAGGTAATGATCTCCTTTGACGTATAGTCTTGAATAGTGATAGCAAGGATCTCTTCTTCAGCAGACTTTACATCTGGGAAACCATACTCTGCGGTTGTCTCAATATCAAGTGTGACTAGTTTGATATGACTGATGTCAAACTTGATCTCATCCTCAGGATACTTTTCAGAAATATATTGACAAACATACCTATCATTACCGTAGATCTTAAAACCATCTACGCCTTCATATTTTTTATAAAACTCTCTACAGTCACGAACACTTCCAGGTTTGATTGCTTCTACGCATTCACCCTCAAGAGTTTTATACTTTGTTTCTCTTTTTGATGGCACAAACAAAGTCGGAGAAAACTCTTCTTTGAACATGACTTGTTTACCATTATCATAACCACGAACGAGAAACTGATTCCCGATCATTTGCACATTGGTGTAAAAACGCATTACTTAAGCAAGTCTTGGTATTTTTCAAGCAGTGTAGGTTTGGGATCACAGATTGTCAAAATCTTATCTGAGTGCATCATATAAGTATTCTGACTGGTGTAATCAACCAACCAAGGAGAAAGAGTTTTGTCAGAGTTAACGACAAACGGTTCAATAAGTTTACAGTCTGGTTCTCCAATGTCTCCACCGACTTCTTCTATCTCAGAAATCAGAACAAACCCATCCTGAAACACTAGTAACTTAACTGTCTTTTCCATTTTTCAGTACATCCTTTTCATACATTTCTCTCAGGGAATCAATAGGCTCCACGATGGTGATGATCCAATCATTGATGACAGGAACTTTGGTATCCTTTGTCAAGGGCAACCAGGGGAACAGACTGATCTCAAAAGACTTTTCTTTATCTTCATCTTCATTGGTACGCATCTTTACAGCACAAGGTTTCGTAAAGAAATATCCAACAACTCTCTGGTTCTCTTTGTCACCAACGACCATCTCCTGAACGTCAGTGACAATATCTTCACCAGATTTCAACAGTACAAGTTTTACAGACATAACACAGCATTACCTTCCATTAGTTTAGCAATAAAAAAGAGGGGCGTCAACTGGTTTTTGCCAGTTACCCCTCCGTCTGCGACGACGATATTCAATATTATTTAGAGATAATCTTTTCGCTTGTGGTGTTCTGGAATGATCTTTTGAAGGGAGATTTCTAAAAACCCATCCTCAAATACAACTGATCCAACTTCCGTTTCATCTGTGAGGGTCCAAGTTCTGGTGAAAGATCGTGCAGCCACTCCTCTGTGGATATAGTCTCTTTCTGTTTCTGGCTCATCTTTGTTACCCTCAACAAAGAGTTTGCCCTCTTGGGTGTAGACATTGATTTCGTCCTTTTTAAATCCTGCAAGTGCTAGTTCGAGTCTAAATTCTTGTCCGCTGACTTGAACTAAGTTGTATGGTGGATAATTACTTTGCGTCTCAGGTATCGTCGTAAGACGGTCAAAGTAATCATTCATACCAATACTGTTCCTATTTATAAGATCAAGGAACTGATTTAAATTGGCAGCATTATACTTCATGAGGTTAGTCATTTACTTCTCCTTTTAAAGCGAGATTTGATTGTGTGGACCCCGAAGGCATCCACACATATTTATAGCACAGGGTGTTAATTTGGAGGTGTGTAAGACCGAACCAAATGTGGTCGGATAATAGCACCCCTATCACGTTCAACTAGTGAATCAATTGAACTCTTATAGGTATCCGTCATAAACTTTGGATAGAGTCCAATAGCAATGATAGGAACAAGGAGAGCACTCACGATGTAAACCTCCCGTGGCTCTGCATCAGTCAAGTGAGTATGAGAAACCAACTCTTTATTTGAAGAACCATAAAAGATTTCACGGAGCATAGACAGTAAGTAAATTGGAGTAAGAATAACTCCAATAGCAGCAACTCCACAAAGAATGATACGGAATGGAAGAGCATACATCGTGTCTGTTGCAAAACCAGCAAAGACCATCAGTTCACTCACAAAACCACTCATACCAGGAAGTGCCAGGGATGCCATAGAGCACATTGTCCAGAGTGCAAACATCACCTTCATATTCTGTCCTATACCGCCCATCTCATCCAGTTGGAGGGTATGTGTCCTATCATAAGTAGCACCCACCAGGAAGAACAGAGAAGCACCAATAAGACCGTGACTGATCATCTGTAGCATAGCGCCACTTGTACCAAGAGCACTGTAACTACCAACACCAATGAGAACAAATCCCATATGACTGATAGAACTATATGCAATCTTACGTTTGAGATTACGTTGTGCAAATGATGTTAGTGCAGCATAGATGATATTGACTGCACCAAGAATGATAAGAACAGGTGCGAATACAGAATGTGCTTCTGGTAACAGTTGACAGTTGAAACGCAGAAGTGCATATCCACCCATCTTCAACAAAATACCAGCAAGCAACATATGAACTGGTGCTGTTGCTTCTCCGTGTGCATCAGGCAGCCACGTATGGAAGGGTACGATAGGGAGTTTGACACCAAAGGCAATCAAGAATGCTCCATAACACCAGAGTTGGAAACTTCTGGGGAACCCTTGCTCCATCAGGTAAGAGTATTCAAAGTTCGGCGTACCGCCTGCCCAGAACCCCATAGCGAGTCCTGCAAGGAGGATGAACAGTGAACTACCTGCCGTATAGATGATGAACTTCGTAGCAGCATACTGACGCTTCTTACCACCCCAGATGGCGATCATGAGGTAGACGGGAACCAGTTCCAGTTCCCACGACAGGAAGAATAGGATGAGATCCTGTACTGCAAAGACCATAATCTGTCCACCATCCATCAATAGAAGAAGGAAGTAAAACAGTTTTGGTTTGAATGTAACTGGCCAAGCAGCAAGTGCTGCAAGACTTGTAATGAAACTAGTCAACAACACCAAAGGCATTGAAAGTCCGTCAACTCCAACAGACCAGGTAAGTCCTAGTTGTGGAACCCACGGAATTCTTTCTGCAAGTTGAAGACCACTGACAGCAGGGTCATATCCATTTAAATATGCCGATACTGTAATTAAAAATGTAACCAGAGTTGTTCCAAGTCCATACCACCTAACAACTTTATTCCCATCAGGAAGAAGAGGAATGATAAGTGCGGCAGCAATCGGGAACAATATTGCTAACGTCAACCAGGGCATAAAATAAACACAAGGTCGAATATATTATAGCATAAAAAAAGACCCCTGCGTAGGGGTCACGGGTGTTCCGATTGTAGAGTGTGCCGCACGAAAAGCACGGAACTATTTATGCCTCTTCCTGGGTCTTTCCCTTCTTACCAATATTATACTTCTGCTCCAATACCCAGTCAGACTTATCCTTGTATGCCAGAACTTTGAT